TATTTCAAAATAAAACAACAATTATGAAAGAAAAAATCAAAAAAAACAAATCCCCACCCCCACAACACCCACCCCCTAACCAAAGGCTCAGAAAGGCCCAAAGAGGCCCAGCAAGGCCCATCACCCACAAACCCCACAAATATTATGAAACAATCCATCATGATCGACGGCATCGAGATTCAATACGCCATCGAGACCAAAGACATTTTCGCAGTCCTCGGCTCTGCCTTCATTTACCGACCCGTCACCTTCCTCGACACCATACGAATCATATATAGAGGGCTGCAGCGCAATTGTGGCTACTCTTTCGACGAGTTCCAGGCGGCCGTCATGAAGGGCAATATCTACCCATCAAAAAAGAGGGGACATTATCCCCTCTCTGTTGCCACTCTGCGCATTCGAAACAGAGTCAAGTCCATCAATAAGCAGTTCCTGCAGTCACGCACGCCTCGTTAGTCACAACCGTTTCAGAGCTACATACTGGTACACCTCGATGCTCTCTACTATCTCCTCGTGGTTATGGTTCGTCACGCTCTGCACAAGGTCAAGCTCACCGAAGCTCTCTCCCTCAAGGTTCGCCAGGCGGCGGTGTATCTTGTCCGGAAGGTCAAACACCGCCAAGGCGTCTTCCTTGCACTCACTTCCCGCGCTCGCGTCGCCTGCCCAGTCTGTCACTATATGCAGCGTCAGACGTGGTTCTGCCCGATATTCCACACCGTTCACTATTGGCTTCCAGTCTATCTGCCCGAACTCAACAAACACAGCCGGACGTTCCCAACTCTCTTCCTGCTCAATAAACTCCACGTTGCGGTTCCACAAGTCTATATGCTTTATCTCGGCTATCGCACCAAGCTCCCTGCATAGCAGCTCATAAAGTTCCTTTCTCATTTTCGTCTTATTTCAAATTCCGTATTGAAGTATTCTGTTATGTTCGCTTCCACTATCTCCCTCACTGCCTTTTCCACCTCTGGCGACTCTCCCAAAAATCTGCGCCTCGGTATCTTTATGCTCTTGCCCTCTTTCATCAGGGCCATGTGCCGCCAGAACTCTGCCTCCGTGCTCAGCCTCACAGTGCGCTTGTCGTTCCGTCGCTCGCCGTTCTTCTTGCGCCCGAACGCTCCCGTCGCCTCATAATACTTGTGCCAGAAGTAGCCCTTCATCTTCTTCGTCACCTTTATCTCGCCTCCGTCGTTGTGAATGGATGCATAAGGCAGGTTCGTGTAGAACGTTATGCTCGTATCCGTCGTGCGGCTACTGATGCTCTGTCTCAGTCGGCCCGTGTCTATCAGTATCGAACCGCCAGGCCGTATCGGACTGCTCCTGCGCTGCCATGCCTCGCTGAAGAAGGCCTGACGCTCAAAGTTCTTGTCAAACTCATCACTCAGTTCCACCCTAATATCCGACAGGATATTGCCAATTATTTTCTGTACGTCCTTGTTCATCGTCATCAAATTTAAGAAACATCTGCACCTCCTTTGGCACGTCATTCTTAGGATCACAAGAGGCATTGATAAGGTTATAGAACGTACGCTCGCATATACCATAAACAGGATACACGTACCTTCGCCATATCTCGCGGTTGCTCAGTCCGCTCCTGGCATGTTGGTCGTATATCCTATTTATGTCCCTTACCCGTTTCTGATAGCCCGCGCCACGCCTCTTTACCATACCCAGTATCTACCCCTTTTATTGCTTTTTTCGCATAATTCGCAAATATAAACCTTTATCCTTAAACCGCAAGCAAAAAGCCACCCAAATCACAACGATTTAGGTGGCTTTCCTCAATTCAAACCCTCCAAAGGCTTAGAAAGGCTCAGAAAGGCCCAGCAAGGCCCAGTTGCCCAGAAAGGCCCAGTTGCCCAGTTGCCCAGCAAGGCCCATCACCCAGTCTCATCCCTTCACTTCGGATTGTAAGGACGGATGTCATAAGTAGTACGGGTACTCACTGTCACCCTACCCGTACCCTCGCATTGGTCACATGTACAAAACACGCCACTCACACGGTCTACCAGCCTCCCGGTGCCGTAGCAACGGCGGCATACCGCCACCTTTGCCTTCTTCTCTACTTCCCGTATCATTTCCTTTTCACTTTTCCCTTTTCACTTAAAGTCTGCAGAAGCTCGGCTCTATTCGCGTCCACACTCCATTCTCCGGATTGCGCTTCGAGAAGTAGTAGTTCGTAGCTGTCGTCTGCACCACATTAGCCTCCTTGAACAGCTGCATAATCTCAGCATACTCCCCGTCAAACTTATCCTCCAGTTCATACAGTTTCGATATGCTCTTATAGTCCAGGTCGCCCGTCTTGTTGCGTTCCAGCAGCGTCATCGCCATCTGATACATCGGGTCTTCCACGCCCTTCTCGCTCGCTGCCATGTACCGCTTCAGGTAGTCCACAAGACGCTCAGCAGCTATGTCGGCTCTCTCGTCAAAGCCCTTCACCTTGTTAAACTTCACCTCAAGCTTGAAGTCCCCGTCAGTGATCGTGTAGCTCTGCTGCCCGTCGTTCTTCACAGCACCATACTCCCGCATCACCTTAGTGAAAGCCGTCACCTCGCCGTCAAGCCATTTCTTGAAGCCGCTCACAGTCTGCTCCACATCGTTCACCCTCGTCAGCACGTCATACATAAACTCACCCCGCAGAGCCTCATAAGTCTCACGCTTTGCCACGCGGTCGTTCTTCGCCTCACTCTGAAGCTGTGCAAGCAGCGCTGCTCTCTGTTCCTTACTCATGCCTTTCAGCAATTCCAAATTCTCGTTCTTTGTTTCCATATCTCTAAATTTAAAAGTTTATAGTTTAACACTCAATATCTCCCAATCTCCAAAGGCTCAGAAAGGCCTAAGAAGGCCCAGCAAGGCCCATCCCCCAGCACCCCTCACTCTTCTTTCTTCCGTCTCATCGCCCTCAGTTTAGCATTCAGAGCGTTCAGTTCCTCCATATCCAGCTGCCTGAACACCTTCCCCGCAATTCTCTTGTCCTTACAGAAAGCGTCCACAGCCTTCCAGTCTGCCGTGTTCACGCCCCACAGCTGCATCTGGTGCAACACACCGCTGCGAGCCTTCTTCAGAGCCTGGCGCAAAGCAGCACGCCGTTCGTCGTAGCCCGCCACACGTTCCATTTCCATGCACATCAGGTCATACTCCTTGTACGTCATCTGCCGCAAGTGTTCCGTCCTACCGCCCGTAAACTGTCTCACAAGCGTCTCCTTGTCAGCACCAGGCATCCGCTTCAGCAGACCGTAAAATCGCCCGTAGTTATCTATGTTGTTCATAAGCTGCCTCCTTCTCTTTCCATTTCAGCCACGACTCACGGGCCACGGCAAGCGTCGTCGGAATGTCCCATGCCAGTCCGTCATCAGGAACCAACGGCACGTTGTTGTAGCACAAATAAACCTCGCCGTTAAACTCACGAGCCTGAATACGCTCTTCACTCTCTCTCACTAAGGCAGCAGCCCTCAGCGCCGCCTGCTTCTTTCTGCGAGCCTCACGCTTTGCGCTCAGCCACGCCTTGATGTCTTCCAAAATCTTCATTTTCTTTCCCTTTCTTTTTTCTCTTTCACTTTTTCACTCGCTTTCCACTTGATGGTCACTTCCGCCTCCATCTTGCCGCTCCCCTTGCACACCGGGCAAGGAGTCCACACCTCGCCAAGACGCGGGTCACCGCCAAAACCGCCCTCGCCATAGCAATACCTGCAAGTGTGCCCACGGCTCACTATATGCTCCTCAAGGCCCCCATACAGCGGAGCCTCAAGAAATATCATCTGATTCTTACTGCTCATAATTTCTTGCGTTTATAAGTTATTTTTTCATACTGGTGCCACTGACACACCCGTGCCGCAAACATCAGGTCCATCGTCTCCAACACCACACGGCCCTTTGTCTTCTGGCTGCGGTGCACTGTCAAGTCACACCCCCAGTTGTTCTCTATCCATTCGCCCATCACACTCTCCGCCTGACTCTTAGTCAGCAGAATGTAGATGGTGTCTCCATCCTTATACTCCATAATAATTCAACATTAAACATTCCTCAACGCCCCAAGTCCCCAAAGGCTTAGAAAGGCTCAGAAAGGCCCAGTAAGGCTTATACCACCCAAAGCTCCAGCACCTACTCCTCCTTTTCCCAATACTCCTCAGCTCTTTCTGCCCATATTGTGTAATAACCCTTATCCCCGAAAAACCTCCCCTTCGAGAATGCTCTATACCCCTCCACCCATATCTTCAGCGACGCGTCGTACATCACGCTCTCCGCCGTTCGTCCCTTCGGTTTCGTGCCGCTTGCCTGGCTTATTATCACAAGCAGCTTGTTCGGATGCCGTGCCTTGAAAGCCAGATAGTCCTCGAAGCTCATCCTCGTATACTGGAACGAGTCGATTATCACCGTGTCCGGACTCTTGCGCTTGTCCAGTCGCTTGTCAAGCTCGTCCATGCTCTCACCGTCCAGCAGCACCATCCTCCGTGCCACGTCCTGCATCCCGGCTCTAATAAAGGCGTTCTTCATCGTCAGGCTCGAACCCTCCTCAAGGCTGTCATAAGCCACACGCCCAAACCTGCATAGCTCCTTGCAAAGCTTCAGCACAAAACTCGTCTTGCCGCTTCCGCTCCTGCCCCACACAAACCACACGCCGTTCCTCTCTGGCTCGCCGAAGGCAGCCTTCCATTCATCGCTCAGCTTGTACGTGTCATATCTCGTCGCAAGCAGCTCGCTCACACTTATCGCTCTTTTCATATCGTTTGAACATTATTTGAACACCGTTCAAGCCCCCATCATCTTCACTCTGTGGATGCCCTTCTTCACTCTCCTCAAGTCGAAGTCATACTGCTCAGCGTCCTTCACCACCTCCGCTATCTTCTTGCGGTCGGTCAGTCCGTTCGCCACGCAGATCGCATAAACGTCGTTCGCACTCGTCTGCTCCAACTCAAAGAACTTTCTGCCGATTCTGCTGTGTATCTCGTTATAGCCTTTCTTGTCATAACGCAGTCCCATCTTCATCCTCCGCTTGATATAAGAGGTCGAGAAAAACACTATGCCACATTTGTCCTCAAGCCTGTTATACAGGTCTATGAAGTAGTGAAACACCCTTTCCGTCAGCTTGTCCGCCTCGTCAAACAGCAGCACCGGGTTCTCCGTCTGTATCAGCGCGCCGATGATCGCGTCAAGCATGTCTCTTATCGTCATCCCCTCAGTCCTCAAGCCTATCTTCTTCGCAATGTCGCGGATAAAGTCGCTCCGCTTCATGTCTTCCGAGCACAGAACGTAGTAGGCACCGCTGTGCTCACGCTCATAGAGCCTCGCTGCCGTCGTCTTGCCGCATCCGGCTTCGCCCACCACCCAGGTCACGTTCTTCCACTCCTGAGCGTCACTCATCGCGTAAGCCATCTCCTTCGCAGCCGTCGTGTCCACAGTCTGCCACTCACCCGGCGCCTGGCTGCCCACCTGCGACGCTATCTTCTTCCACATCTCGTCGCTGATGTTCTCCCACTTGCCGCTCAGTATAGAGCTAACAGTGCCGGCACTCGTGCCGTCCAGACTCGCCGCAGCCTTGTTCTGACTCGGATATTTTGCCACATAGAGGCGCAGAGCCTCACATATCTCTTTCTTCAATTTATCGTTCATAACCCAAAATAATAATTAATAATTAATAATTGTCCAAAGGCTTAGAAAGGCTTAGAAAGGCCCAGCAAGGCCCATCACCCTAAAATCATAATCCCCAGCCTCCAGCCCCCAGCCCCAAAGGCTTAGAAAGGCCTAAGAAGGCCCAGTAAGGCTCATCCCCCAAAACCTCCCCAAAGGCCCATCACTCTAAAATCCTCACAGTTTCGACGCAATCTTCTTCTCCGTCGCTATCGGTATCCTCTTTTCATCCTCGGTCCTGCCCTCCATCACGTCCAGCCAGTCGTCAAGGCTCAGCGATTTCGTGTGTCTTCCGAGCTGGTACTGCTCAGGCGGCTGCGAGTAACGCTCCATGCGGTGGTCTATCTGCCGCTGCACGGCTGCCGTCGTGCCCTTCAGCTTCGGCGAGTGCAGACCCTGCTGCTCGGCGTCCGTGCCATGCTCGGCGGCTATCGTCCGGCCGGCCACCGTCCGCTCTATGCGGTCCTGAAGGTTGGCTTCCTGCTCCTGGCGGATAAACTTCGCATCGTCCGTCCCCTGCTGGTCTTGCAGGGCGCGGTGTATCAGTATGTAGGGTTCTGCCGTCCGCTCAAAGCGCAGCGAACCGTCTGTGCCTTTTGTATAGAGTCGGATGCTCGCAAAGTCGTAAGGGTCGTAAGCCACGATGAAACGCTCGTAGGTGTGCTTCCTTCGCCACTCGTGGTCGGGTACGCCGGGCGATGAGCACACTTCGTACTGCCGCTTCTCGCCCTTCACCGTCACCTGCAGGCCCTGGTCCGTGAACGTCGCCATGCGTTTCGTAAACACCCAGAACATGTCCACCATGTCGTGCAGCGTCACTTCCTGGGTCTCCTCGTTCACGCTATTCTCATACATGTCTATCCTACGCTCGCCGGTGGCAGGGTGCACACCCTCGTTCCATTCCTTACGGGCTGCGGCATAGGCATCTTTCAGCTCCTCCAGAGTGTACAGACTGTCCTTGTTGGCTTCGATAAACTCAACGTTCGGGCGGCTCGACGCCTTCTTCGCCGTCACGTTCTGACCCGTGAAGCGCCAGTCCTTGTGCAGCACCTGAGCCTGAAACCGTCCGAACACGCTCTCTATCGTCTTCGACTCGCCGTTGTAGGGCTGTGTCGGTCTGTGTACGCGGCAAATCTTCCCGATAAAACCATCCGAGTCCAGCTTCTTGTGACCGCCCTGATTGTCATAAACAATCTCATAAGGCTTGTGTCCGCTCTTCTGGATTGCCATGCGGTAGGCGTGGTATTGGGCCTCATAGTCCTCAGTGTCACTGATGCAGTAGCCCAGGAGCACCTCGCTCATTGCGTCGATCACTTCATACACCTGGGTCGTCCGCACCTTGCCCTGCTCGTCCCTATAGTAAAGGTTCAGCTTCGTGCCGTCACCATACCATAGCGTGTCCCTGCGGGTCGG